CCAATAGGAAAGAAACATCAACAGTACAAAGTACGAAACTGCTGAGTGAATTTAACCAGCTTAAATGCTGGCCGAGTTTACTCTCGGGGAACCTAGGTTTTCCAACCGTCCTACCACAAGGACCTTGTAGCCGTACAACGGCTACTCGGGGGCGCTTTGTGCCCCAAAATCGTCCCATTCTTATACGAAAAGAAATGGAACGACCTCGGCCATGGCTGCCGAGGCAACTCACGGAAGTTCGCGACCGACATTGCAGAATAAATTCTGACAGCCGGATCGTCTCTCCAAGGGTGAGTCACCCTAAACCCATAAGATTTAAGCCTAGTCGAAAGACTGGGCAAATCAAAAATGGGGTCGCCATCAGGCACTGAAAACCCCTCCCAAAAGGAGCAATCAAGAATTCCAACATTGAAATCCCTGTTCGCTTCACCAACTCCGACAAAATCGGAGTAGATGTAAGAAGGCCCTGTGGCAAGGGCCGACAAGTGCGTCCTCGCACTAACCTCCTGCACAGCAGGAGGATCAGGCACCTGTACAACAGGTGCTTGTAGAACCACGGGAGCGACCCGCGGACTAATAACTACAACCGGTGCGACCGGTTGTGGAATGGATACTGCCATTCCTCCAGGGAGCAAACCGCTACCTGAGGCTGTTGCAGCCACCCTAGCAACTGGGGCCCGAACATCGGGTCTTTTTGTGGCCTCTTTCGAAGACTGACTCTGAGCGCCGGGAGCCATCCCACGCCCTGCCTTTGAATCAGCCAACCTCTGCCCTAAACTAGAGCGAGGTCTTGGAACGGATACTGCCGTTCCTCCAGCCGGTGGTATTGCGCCGCCGCCGGTGACCACTAACTCCGGCGGGTCATCCTAAGAGGAGACCTCACCAGTGCAGTGGTACCCAACGGATACCCGCGCCTCGACCAAGGTCGCGTCGTCGGCGACCGTAGAGCTGAGCACCGAAAAGGTGCAGCACAAGTAAACCCTGCACTGAGCAGGGAGAACTGGCACCATAAGGGTGCCTGTGCCGGACTCATTCCGGTACGTGCCCGCAGCACGTGCTCTAACGGCAGCCACCACGGCCGCATGGGTCGTCGGTGCAGCCATCTCAACGGTCTGCACCCACACTCCGAAAACCATCCTGGCCAAGCCAGTGATGGTGCCGTCGAAGACGACGCGCAGCGACCGCGGGACGACCGCGGTGTACCGAGTCTGGGCGCCAAGCGCGCCCAAATCCAACTGGGTGAAGGCCCCAGTCCAATTGTGGCCTCCGCCGTTACCCAAGTCGATGGTGGGCCTAACGACCCACACCAACGACGACGACATCCCACCAGAGCCCCTAGGGGCTTGGGAACGGGCACCACCCGTTTGCCTCGCCTGGCGACCCTGGTTAGGGGCCGCTACGGCTTGTGGGGTTTGGCGCGCCTGAGCACGCCCACCACCACCACGACCACCACGCCCACGCTGAGCGGAACCACCTCGACGCGGTGCAGAAGCACCACCGCGAGGCGGAACCGGTCCATTGTGACCGGGGGCGGAATACTTGTGCTGGGCCAAGCCCTGCACCGTAAAGTTCTTTGTACTATTGCACTGATTGCAAATTGGCATTTTATATGAAATAGTAAAACACCAAGAGTCGGATGTGAGTTAGGCCGTACAACAAAGAACTGAAAAGGAAATGCAACTTTACATCCGCATCCCAAAGATTGCCTTTAATAGGGCTAGATTTGTGATATATCGTTAGAAGATCACTATTTTATCGAAATTGGCAGTTTCTCCAAACGAATCCAAACGAAAAACAAAATGAAAGTGAACGAAAATAATTTCACGTGTAGGACTTCAATTGCCTATTCCTCCTTCGCGAGGATTTTGTTGAGCTCCACCAGAGCCACGCCATGCTTGTCCAAAGCCATGATCTCAATCTCTTCACGAGACAACTCGTGTGCGTCGCACCCAGAAGCCACCATCGGCTCATCATGAGCAGAACCACGGTGGTACGTCAAGGGTCGCACAATCTCCGTCGCCGCGAGAAAAGCGGCTTCGTCGATGTGAGAGAAAGAAACCAGGTCATCAAGGACCCCCTGCATTGCCGGAACGGTTTCTTCAGGATTTGACGGGTTAAAAGTCAGAGCATTGAGTGCAATGACTTCATTCACGTCGGAGTTTATGATGGTCCGCAACCAGTCCCTCAAAGAGGTCTGGTAGTCGGCGAAAGCCTTGTACGACTTAAAAGATTTGCCCTGTAAAGAGCACAAACGACGGTACAAATTTGGTGCCATCGAATTCCTACCGATGACACAACCGCAGAACTCAGCGGGGTCGTCGTAAGAAATCTTAATCGTCATTTTTGAGTACGACTCGTACTCGGCCATTCTGACGAGGTTAAGTTTCAGATTACTCTGTCGCTTATACCCATCGTCACCTTTCATTGCCATGGCGACCGGGCCTTCTCCTCGCAAGAGGTAGTTCATCAGCACAACGTTGACGATGCTGTTGAACAATAAGGTCCCGGGTTCGCCCGAGGTTTTCTCCGTACCGGCGGTGCCTTGCACCGGACCGGCAGTGATGTCGTAGTTTTTCCTGCAAGAGTAATACAATGATATAAACTCTTCGGAAGCACCTAACCTGGCCAAAAACTTCTGCTCAATGCACTGCGTGAATTCGTTCTGTTGGGCATCGAACATGGTGAAATCAGTCACACCATTTTTCGAGCCGAACGGCGTCTTCTCCGCGGCGTTCTTGAGCATTGCCATTACCTGTTCCTGCGTCATGCGATTGTCAAACACGACATGAGGCAACAACTTCCTTTGCATGACGGCATTAAAATACCTGATGCAAGTCCCAAAGGTCACTTGCGCGTCTTTCGACCACGCCGAGATGCCTTGACCGGGCTTGTTCTCGTCAAAAACC